ATATAATGTCATCTTTTTGGACGAATTCGCGTTCATCCCAAATCACATTGCTGATGAATTCTTTGCCTCTGTTTATCCTACTATTTCGTCAGGTCAAAGCACAAAAGTCCTGATTGTCTCTACCCCAAAGGGTATGAATCACTTCTACCGCATTTGGCATGATGCGGAGAGGGGTAAGAATGAATATATTCCTACAGATGTTCATTGGTCTGAAGTTCCTGGAAGAGATGAAAAGTGGAAGGCTCAGACAATCGCAAACACATCTGAACAACAGTTCAAGGTTGAGTTTGAGTGCGAATTCTTAGGATCTGTTGATACTCTTGTATCTGCAGCAAAACTCAGATCCTTAGTATATGATGATCCGATTAAATCCAATGCAGGTTTAGACATCTATGAAGAACCTCAGAAGGATCATAATTATGTTTTAACGGTAGATGTAGCTCGTGGTGTAGAAAAAGATTATTCTGCATTTACTATCTGTGACACAACGGCATTTCCATATCGTCTTGTAGCAAAATACAGGGACAATCAAATCAAACCGATGTTGTTTCCCAGCATCATTAAAGATCTTGCGGTTGCTTATAATAAAGCATACATTCTTGTGGAAGTTAACGATATTGGAGAACAAGTGGGTCAGATTCTCCATATGGATTTGGAATATGATAATGTCCTCATGTGTACGATGAGAGGTCGTGCAGGACAACTAGTTGGTCAGGGATTTTCTGGAAAGAAATCTCAGATGGGAGTTAAGATGTCCAAAAATGTCAAAAAGATTGGATGCATGAATCTGAAGACATTGATTGAAGGTGATAAACTTGTTATTAAGGATTATGATACTATTAGTGAACTAACAACCTTTATTCAAAAGTCAAATTCTTTTGAAGCAGAAGATGGTTGTAATGATGACCTTGCAATGTGTTTGGTAATCTTTGCGTGGTTAATTGCACAACCATATTTTAAAGAAATGACGGACAATGATGTTCGTAAAAGATTATACGAAGAACAGAAGAATCAGATTGAACAAGACATGGCTCCATTTGGTTTTATTTCTGATGGTTTAGGTGGCGGTGAAAGTTTTGTAGATGAAGATGGAGATCGTTGGCATATTGATGAATATGGAGATAGATCATTTATGTGGGATTATCAATGATGGACATAGATGATCAATTTGAATTAGAACACTTATTTCTTACTGAGAGGAGATGTAGAGTTTGTGGAGAAATTAAAGATCTTATAGATGGATTTTATTTGACCCGCAAAGGTAGAGGGGATATCTCCTCAGCGTATTCGTATGAATGCAAATTATGTACTATTTTAAGAATAAAAAATAGTAGAAAAATAAAAATTTCTAGTCATAGATGGGAATATCCTGACTGGTAAATTGTTCATTGGCGGTTTCCCCATTATAAAGTAAGCAAATAATAAATATTTGTAGTCAAGTTGAAACTCTTTAGAGGGAAAGACATGTCGCTAAACTTAGTATCACCAGGCATAAAGGTCAGAGAGATTGATCTTACTGTAGGCAGAATAGATGCAGTAAATGAACAAATCGGGGCCTTTGTCGGACCTTTCCAAAAGGGTCCAGTAGATGTTCCCGTTCTTGTAGAGACGGAAAAGGATTTATTAAATACATTTGGTAAACCATTAAACAATGACAATCAGTATGAGTATTGGTTGACCGCATCTTCATATCTTTCATATGGAGGAGTATTGAGAGTAATCAGATCAGATTCTTCTCAATTAAAGAATGCAAATTATCCAGTATCTTCTCCAGTTAATTTAAAAATTAAAAATCAAGAAGATTATACGAATAATTATTCATCTGCTACTGATTGGATTTTTGCTGCTAAAGATCCAGGATCTTGGGCAAATGGATTAAAAGTTTGCACTATTGATGCTGCAGCAGATCAAAGAATTGCTATTGGAACTTTTGGAATTTCTGTTGGGTATGCAATTACATGTGGATTTACCACTGACTATGCAACTTCTTCTGGAACTGTAGCGACTTTTAGTGGATTTGTTAAAGGTATTGTAAGTAAAGTAAACGCTGACAGTGTTGATGTTAAAATAGTCAGTCTACACAATTCAGACACTGGTATTGCTACTGAAGTATCATATACTTCTTCCGGATTAAACAGAATTCTTGGTGGTGCCAATCAATACTATCAAGTCTTTAATAATGTAGGAACTGCTACTTCACTGGAAAAAATTAGACTAAGTAATAGTGCTACCGTTGGAGTAGGATCTACAGTTATAACTTCTTCAAACGCAGACATTGCAGTTATACAATCAAACTCTCTTGCATCTGTTGGAGATCTTATTCAAACTTTAAATGGAGCTTTAACTGCAAGAATTACTGGTATTACTACAACAGAAATTTTTATTGATAGTGCTTCACCAGTTGCTTTTGCGGCTACTACCCTAGTTGTTAGATATACTAGAAATGTAGTCGATGGTACAACAAACAAAGGTGAAGGACTTTATACAAAATCATTTAATACCGCTGTTGATTGGTATGAACAACAAACTTTAGGATTGACAAATAATGTAATTTATTGGAAATCCATTGCACCAAAACCAGGCACATCACAATATTGTGCTGAAAGAGGTGGAAAAAATGACGAGGTTCATGTTGTAGTTGTTGATGATGCTGGATCCGTAACTGGAGTATCTGGAAATATCTTAGAAAAATATACAAATCTAAGTAAAGGTTCAGACGCAAAAATTTCTCCATCTGAAAACATTTATTATAAAAATTACTTAGCAAATACTTCCTCTTATGTATTTGCAGGAACTAGTGATTCTTTGGCTGGAAATAGCTTTACCACTCTTACTGGATATACACAAACTAGTGGAGGAACTATTGCTTGGGGACAAAATTGCACGGGTATAAATTTTGGTTCGGCTGGAAACAGATCCTATAGTCTAACGAATGGTTATGATTATTCCTCAGCATCTGGAGGAATGTCACTTACACTTTCAGATATATTAAATTCATATGAGATTTTTAGAAATCCTGCAGAGTATGATGTTAATTTCTTAATTGCTGGTCCAGATGGAGGAAGCACGGTATTTGAAGCTCAAGCAAAAGCTAATAGACTAATCGATATTGCTGAATCCAGAAAAGATTGTATTGCTTGTATTTCTCCAAGAAGATCTGGAGTTATTGGAGTATCAAATAGTGATACCCAAACTACTAATATTATTAATTTCTTTGATTCTGTAACTTCTTCTTCTTATGCAGTATTTGATTCTGGTTACAAGTATATGTTTGATAGATTTAATAATGAATTTAGATATATTCCATTGAATGGAGATATTGCAGGATTAATGGCAAGAACATCCATTAATAATTATGCTTGGTTCTCTCCAGCAGGTGCTTCTAGAGGTGTAATCAACAATGCTATCAAACTCGCATACAATCCATCTCAACCACAGAGAGATCTTCTTTATCCTAAGAGAATTAACCCAGTTATTTTCTCGCCTGGAGCAGGAATTATTCTCTTCGGTGATAAAACTGGACTATCTGTTGCAAGCGCATTTGATAGAATCAATGTTCGTCGTTTGTTCTTAACAGTTGAAGACACAATCTCCAGAGCTGCTAAGGCACAACTTTTTGAATTCAACGATGTTATTACAAGAGCAAACTTTGTAAACATTGTTGAACCATATCTTCGTGATGTTAAGTCAAAGAGAGGAATCACAGACTTCTTAGTTGTTTGCGATGAATCAAACAATACTCCAGATGTAATTGACGCAAATCAATTTAGGGCTGATATTTTCATCAAACCTGCAAGATCAATTAACTTCATTGGTCTCACTTTTGTTGCTAATAGAACTGGTATTAGCTTTGAAGAGGTTGTTGGAACCGTTTAATTTTTCAAAAACATCAATCCCTACAGAGGTAAAAACAAATGGCATTTTCAAATACTCCAAGTTTTAGCTCCAGAACTTTAGAAGATTTTAAAGCAAGATTAATTGGTGGAGCAGCTCGTCCCAACCTTTTTGAAGTTGAACTTACATTCCCTAGTTTTGCTACAGAAGGATCAACAGGCGACACAACAGATCAAACAAGATCTGTAAGTGAATTGTCTAGATTCATGATTAAAACTGCTAATCTCCCAGCATCTAATGTTGGTGTGATTGAAGTTCCCTTTAGAGGAAGAACTTTAAAAATTGCAGGTGACAGAACATTTGATGTTTGGACAGTTACCGTAATTAATGATGTTGATTTTTCTCTCAGAACTGCTTTTGAAAAGTGGATGAATGCAATCAACAAACATGATGATAACTCTGGTTTAATTAATCCAGCTCAATATCAAAGAGATGCAGTTGTAAAACAGTTTGGAAGATCTTCACTTTCATCTGCACAATCCAGTGTTACATCTCCAACCTTGACTGCTGCTGGAGATTCTATCCCAGTTCTTAAAGCATATAAGTTCTACGGAATTTTCCCAACCGCAGTAAGTGCTATCGATCTTTCTTATGATTCGACTGATGCTATCGAAGAGTTTACTGTTGATCTTCAAGTTCAATGGTGGGATGCTCTTGATTCTCAAGGCAATACTCAATTGGGTACAGATCCCCAAGTTTTGAACCCTCTATAAATAGTAGAAATATAGTTCAAATTTGAATAATGCCTAAATTATTTGGTTTCAAAATCCAAGATGCGGGGGACGATGGATCTAAAAAATCTATCGTCTCTCCTGTTCCGGAGAATCAAGAAGATTCTTCGGATTTTTATGTTGCGAGTGGATTTTATGGACAATATGTTGATATCGAAGGAGTCTATAAATCCGAGTACGATTTAATCAAAAGATACCGTGAAATGGCTATTCATCCAGAAGTGGATAGCGCTATTGAAGATATTATTAATGAAGCTATTGTCTCCGATCAAAATGATTCTCCGGTTCAAATTGATCTTCAAAATGTACCAGCTTCAGACAGACTTAAAGAAATAATCAGACAAGAATTTAAGTATATCAAAGAAATTTTGGATTTTGATAAAAGATGCCATGAAATTTTAAGAAATTGGTATGTTGATGGTAGAATTTATTATCATAAGGTCATTGATTTAGAAAAACCGGAGGAAGGGATCAAGGAAGTAAGATATATTGATCCCATGAAAATTAAACTCGTCAGAAAAATAAAAAAAGATGGTAAACATGTATTAAATCCATCCTTTTCAGTTACTGGCGGGAAATCTCCAAATGGTAATATGGCAACTCCAGAGGTTGAGGAGTTTTATGAGTATGATCCAAACATCAGAGGAACTGGTGCAGGTCAATCTACCAGTAACTTCAAAAATGCAATTGGTGGTGCTGCAAGAATTTCAAAAGATGCGGTAACTTATGTTCATTCTGGTTTAGTAGATAGAAATAAACAAGTAGTTCTTTCCTATCTCCATAAAGCAATTAAAGCACTCAATCAACTTCGCATGATTGAGGATTCTCTGGTAATTTATCGTTTATCTCGTGCTCCAGAAAGAAGAATTTTCTATATTGATGTAGGTAATCTTCCTAAGATCAAAGCAGAACAATATCTTCGTGATGTTATGACTCGTTATCGTAACAAATTAGTTTACGATGCAAACACGGGGGAAATCCGTGATGATAAGAGAATGATGTCCATGTTGGAAGATTTTTGGCTTCCTCGCCGTGAAGGTGGTAGGGGAACTGAGATCACTACACTACCAGGCGGTCAAAATCTTGGTGAACTTACTGATGTTGAGTATTTCCAAAAGAAACTTTTTAGAGCACTAGGAGTTCCGGAGTCTCGTTTAGGTGGAAGTGGCGGATTTAATCTCGGTAGATCTTCAGAAATTCTAAGAGACGAAATTAAATTCACTAAGTTTGTAGGAAGAATGAGAAAGAGATTTTCTCATCTCTTTATGGACATGTTAAAAACTCAACTTCTCCTAAAGAATGTAGTAACTCCAGAAGATTGGAAAATCTTATCGGATCACATCCAATTTGATTTTGTCTATGATAACCATTTTGCAGAACTCAAAGAAGCTGAACTTATTCAAAATAGATTGAATGTTCTTGTTGCGGCAGAACCTTACATTGGTAAATATTTCTCAGTTGATTATGTAAGAAGAAACATCCTCAAACAAACTGATGCTGAGATTGTAGAAATAGATATGCAAATAGGTGAAGAACAAGCAGCCGGAATAATTCCCCCTCCAATGGATCCTACAACCGGACTTCCTGTTGGACAAGAACCACCAGCGGCAGAACAACCAGCAATGGGTGAAGTTCCTATGAATCCAGAAGCTAATACATCTGTAGCGGAAATGCCCCCAACTGAAGAGGCTCCAAAACTTCAGATGCCTAAAGGTGGCAGAATCTAATAAATAAATTTAAGTAAACACTGAACTTTTAAAAAATGGATGATCTTATTGACATGATGGTTTCTAATCAATCTCCTGCAGATATTAGCGACCGAATTAAAGAAATTTTAATGCAAAAATCTGCAGAAAATATTGACATTGTTAGACCAGTTGTAGCTGCTTCAATGTTTGGTGAACCAGAAGTTGAATCTGGAGAAGTTCCAGAAGTTGAAGAAGAACCTACTGAAAAAGACGCAGAATAATAAATAACTATTATAGAACTTTATTATAACAATGCAAAGAACAAAAATAATTGCAACAGAAGTTGCAATGCCAACAACTGCAGGTGCTGCTTCCAGTATTAGTGAAGCAACTTGTGTAAGATTGTATAACGGATCTGGAGCTGCAGCTACAGTTAGTATTTCAACTGCTGTTGGTGCTGCAACTACTAATACATTTACAATGGCAACTGGTGATGTTGAATTTCTTCAAAAGGCTTCAACTGATGTAATCTTTGCATCTTCTGCATCAGTGAGAGCATCTAAAGTAGGACTTACCAACTAAGAACAATGAAACTAATCACCGAAGAAGTAACGAATGTAAAGATTATCACCGAAGGAAAAGGTGCTAGTAAAAAGCTTTACATTGAAGGAGTATTCCTTCAAGGAGAAATTAAGAATCGTAATGGAAGAATGTATCCTATCACAACTCTTGCTCGTGAAGTAGGTCGTTACAACGAAAATTTTGTTGCAAAGGGTCGTGCTCTTGGAGAACTTGGACACCCAGATGGTCCAACCGTTAATCTTGATCGTGTTTCACACAAAATTACTTCTCTTGTTCAAGAAGGAAATAACTTTGTAGGTAAAGCACAAATCCTGAATACTCCTATGGGCAAAATTGCATCTTCTCTTCTAGATGAAGGTGTAATGCTCGGTGTTTCTTCCCGTGGTGTTGGATCACTCCAAACAACCAGTGAAGGTCATAAAGTAGTTGGTGAAGATTTCATGCTTGCAACTGCTGCTGATATTGTTGCAGATCCTTCTGCACCAGATGCTTTTGTTTCTGGAATCATGGAAGGAAAGGAGTGGGTTTGGGAAGGAGGAATTCTTCGTGAACAACTTGCTTCCAGAACTCAAAAGAGAATTAACACTCTTGTTGATCAGAGAAGACTTGACGAACAGAAATTAAATCTGTTCCAAGAGTTTCTATCAAATCTTTAAATTATAAATAAATACAGATTATACTAAGGTAATCGGAGAGTACAAATGTCCCGTGGTAAGAATTTACAAGAAATGGAAACCGGCACTTCACAATCCAAAACCGCTGTAAATGCTAATGCATCTGCACCGGCTTCCCCAGAAAAAAGTGCAACTCCTGTTGCAACTCCAGGTCAAACTGGTGCTTGGGAAGATCTCGGAGGCCCTACCCCAGAAAATAGTAAGCCAGATGATAACAGCAATATGCTGAAGACTCCTGGTGCAACCCTTAAGCAAGTTAAGGATGTTGTAAATGCTAAGGCTTCTGCGCCTGACGCTGCTGCAACTTCTGCAACTCCTGTTTCTACCCCTGGTCAAGGTGGTGGTATGAAAGAAGAAGTTGAAGAAGACGAAGAAATCGTAGCAGAAGAAGGTGAAGAAGTTTCTGAAGTAGAAGAGACTGAAGAGGAAGAGGTTGTTGAAGAGGATGTAGATTCCATCATTGACGAGGATGTAAATGCTCTCCTCTCTGGCGAAGAAGAACTCTCCGAAGAATTCAGAGAGAAAGCAAAGCTAGTATTTGAAGCTGCTCTTCACGCTAAGACAAAAGAAATTCAATCTGCTCTAGAAGAGCACTATGCTGTTGCTCTTGCAGAAGAGATTGAAGAAATCAAACTAGAACTAACCGAAAGAGTTGACTCATACCTTGAGTATGTTGCTTCCGAATGGTTAGAAGAGAATGCTCTAGCAGTTGAAAGTGGTCTCAAGACTGAGATCACCGAGTCCTTCATCGCTGGTATGAAGGGTCTTTTTGAAGAACATTATGTATCAATGCCTGAAGAGAAATATGATGTGCTAGAGAGCATGGTAGAAAAACTTGATGAAATGGAGACAAAACTCAACGAGCAAATTCAAAGAAATGTTGCTCTAAATGCTAAACTTGCAGAATCTGCCGCTGACAGAGTTCTGAATCAAGTTTCAGAGGGTCTCGCTCTTTCCCAAAAGGATAAGTTTGCAAGCCTCGCTGAAAGTGTTGAGTTTGAGAGTGAGAATGACTATTACCAGAAGCTGGTAACTCTTAGGGAGTCATACTTCCCAAGAAACGCTGGTATTCCAGCAAACGAAACGGAAAATCTATCAGAAGAAGCGAACTTCCAGGAAGTGAATCATTCACCTTCTATGGACGCTTATCTACGCGCGCTTTCCACCGTTGCTAAAAAGTGATTTTTAGATAATACTCAAACCGCAGTTCAACAACACTTTTAACAGAGGTATTAAAAACAAATGGACGGAATTAACTCCCAAATGCTAATGGAGAAGTGGGCTCCAGTTCTAGACTTCGACGGTCTAGGCGACATCAAAGATTCCCACAGAAGAGCTGTTACCGCTCAACTTCTAGAGAACCAAGAGAGAGAACTCCGCGAGTCTGCTGAGTTCCTTGGCGAAGCTTCCCCAACCAACTCTGCTGGTACTGGTGGTTTCTCTGGTTCCGCTACTGCTGGTGGTCCAGTTGCTGGTTTCGACCCAGTTCTAATCAGCCTCATTCGTCGTGCAATGCCTAACCTCATTGCTTATGACATCTGTGGCGTTCAACCAATGAGTGGTCCTACTGGACTCATCTTCGCAATGCGTTCTCGTTACGATTCTCAGTCCGGTACTGAGACATTCTTCGACGAAGTAGATACCACCTTCTCTGGTCAGAACAACAGCCGTAACCTTGCTAACGGATTCTCCGATGGCCTCGTTGGTTTCGGTACAACCAACCAGGATGGAACCAATCCTAATGTTCTCAACCCAGTTGGAACCGCTACCACCAACCCATCTCCATATAATGTTGGTCAGGGTATGGCAACTGGCGATTCCGAGGCTCTCGGAGACGCTGCTGCTAATGCTTTCAACCAGATGGCATTCAGCATCGAGAAGGTTACCGTAACTGCTAAGTCACGCGCCCTCAAGGCTGAGTACTCCCTAGAGCTCGCTCAAGACCTCAAGGCGATCCACGGTCTAAACGCAGAAGCAGAACTTGCTAACATTCTCTCCACTGAGATCCTTGCTGAAATCAACAGAGAAGTTATCAGAACCATCTATAAGGTTGCTGAGCAAGGTGCTGCTGTTAACACTG